GAAGGAAACGAGCCTTTTACCGCTACTTTGATTATTCTTAAATGATTATCCGCCTCATCAAGCGTATCAGTTGAACCAATAGGATTAGTCTCAACTAAATCATCAATATATGTCACTCCAGTCTCTAAGCCCACTATGCCACCTGTACCTGCGGATTTACATAACGCCCGCTCTGTCCTGCTTTGTTAGCAGTCTTAATTTGTGTGTTATAAACCTGTACCCATTTCGCTAATTCGTCATTGTCCTGTAGATAAAGATAGACCTGTACCAGCATTCCACTTAGATAAATTAAAGGGTAATTGGTCAATATGTCATTTGTTGAATTACTAACAAGTGTCGGAACCCTTGCATAGTAAGTAATTTCACCTTCTAGCGTACTCGATACAGAAGGCGCTGGCCTTAGTTCAACCTGTCCGCCATGTATAGCAAAGCCACCCGCCACACCCGTAGCATTCGAGTATCTTGCGTCTAATATCTGTGGTGTTACCTGCTGAATGGGAACCCTGGCGCCACCGTTAACAATATGTAACGCTCTCATGGCTATATAATCTGTTGGAAGATCATAAAACGCATCATCAAAGGTAGGTTCCAGCCTTTTTTCCATCTCTATACAGCGTAAATCCTCATTGATAGAGGATTCAGCCAGCTCACAAAATGTATCGTACTTAGACGTAAGATCAGACCTATGACTCCAGTCTGTAATCTCTGCTTTTAGCTCGGTATAGTTCATACGCTAATAGTGTTGGTTGGAACCGCTACGCAAGGCGCATCTGAGGCCGTTATAGTACCGCCAGCCGCATCATTTGCCACCGTCCAGCCCGCAATCCACGCTACACCCGCAGAACTCGCTGCTGCATGTGGGTTATCAGTCACCGGATAAGCTACCGCTGTACCCTGCGCTCTATGATAAATACCTTCGCTGAAGGCTTTTGATTCTTGTGGGAGATAACTGTTCTTAGTTACAGCCCCCGTACATAACTTGCCGCTCATTTACATTGACCTCAATTTTGAATTTGGTTTATAGGGGATTGATTCATCTGAAAAACAAAATGCCTTCCATGCTTTAGTCTTAATCTCAGCATCAGGGCATACTAAATCAGGATACATCAAGGTTAATACACGATAATGATCTTCAGGGATTTGTAACCCCATTCGACCAAAGGAAAGGTCTTTAATATTCTCGTCTTTAGCGCAGTCCATCTGTGCATCTAACAAGGGATAGTCACGCTTCTGCATGTACTTTAACGCTAACCTGGCCTCTCGTGAATAATCGCCATTCTTGGCCTTTTTATCAAACTGATTAACATCATCTAATGCTTTTTGTACTTCATCCACAATAAAAAACCTCGTAAATAATGCCTTCCCTGGCTATGGAGTTATTACGCTGTTACTGCTGCGGTATTATCAATACTACAAATCAGGCCATGAGCCTTCTCTGTGGTTACTACCAGCGTCCAGTCACATGACATCAGTCGTTTCTCACTAAGACCAGTCTTGGCCAAAGGCTCAACACGTGGCGCATGGAGATAAGACAGACGTAAATGCTGAGGGTCAAGCAGGAAGGCACTTGATTCATCAGTGGTATAGTTCTGCTGGATACGGTTAGGAACCAAATCAAGTGTTACACCAAAGTCAGTAACAAACACATTTACAGAACCTTTAGCAGTAGCACCACCTTCAGACTGGCCTGTCTCACTCGTTAAAGTCGCAATACGCGCACTTGAGCTAAACAGATACTCTGAAAACTTACGACACACTGAAGGAACCATCATCATCACAGTAGGATTACCACCGTTCTCATAAATGCTCTCAGCAACATCACGCACTTTCGTTTCAGTCAGTGCCTCGGCTGTACCAACCGTTGCAGCATCAACCACACCTGTAGAAGTGTTATAACCACCAGCACTACCACCGGTACCAAAGTCTACATTGGTTTCTAGCCATGCGTTAAGACCACCAGACTGGCCTGCTGTAGTATCAGCTACAGGCGCGACTGAAGGCTTATTTGACAACATAGTCGCCTCAACATCTCGCTTCAGTTCTTGCTGCCTCATCATAACCTGGTATGAAAGCTCATTCTGCCGTCCAATGGTATCTGACTCAATCGCACGAGTAGATACATTGACAGACTTGACAGAAGTCTGAGAGTGATTACCGACACGAGCCGCACTTGCTGTCAAACCCGCTGCTGCTGTGATGTCAACACCATCAACAACCGCATTGGTCAAAGAAGGCGCTGCCAGGGAGTCCTGCGTCCATTCATAATACTCATTCTTGTGTGAATCAGTACCAATCATGTCCGTAAGAGGTAGCGGGACTTTAGAGATGTCCCAAATCTTCTGCATTACATCTTCATTAATAAGACCATTGACTGCAACGCCTTTTAGGTCTTCACTACTTAAAATAGCCATGTTTCAATCCTCAAGTATCGAGGAGGCCAGGTTATCCGTTCAAAAGGGCATGTACTGCATCTGCTTTATCACGAATGTCATTCGATTTTCTAGCCTTCTCAGTTAATCGCTTGAGAGCGGCCTTTCTGCCTGGTAATGGTTTTCGGGCTGCGGCTTTATGAGATGTCGGAGGTTTCTTCTCCTGTTTCTCTTTTGCCTGTGCCTTCGCGTTATTAGCTTGCGTTGCATCAATCAGTAATCGCATTAAACGTGCATCTTCAACCATTTCAAGCTCGTTTGGAGTAAACCCGTACTTACCTGTAAACTGTTGAACATCCGCCGCTATCTGCGCCCTGACCTTATCATCTTTAAGCTCTGGCTTAGCTTCGAACAATCGTTGCTGCTGTTGCATACGCTTTTCAGTTGTCTGAGCTTCAACCGTTTGCATTGCTGTCTGTTCGTTCGCTTTCGCTAATTCAAACTGCGCGCGGAAATCACTCTGTAAAGCGGCATACTCAGCAGGAGCATCTGCCCTTAACTGTTGCCAGTTGGTTCTATTGTAGGAGTCCTGAATTGCTAATACATGCGCTCTAGCCTGTAGTAGCTCATTAGACACCTGCGGAACCGTTTTTAACTCATTACGCTCTGACTCTAAAGTCTGCTCTCGTTCTGTTAGTTCGTGTCTAACACTGTCGATGTCTGCATTTTGCTCGTAGAAGGTTTTCAACTCCCCTAGCGTTATCGAGCCACCATCAGGAAGGTTCTCTCCCCGTGACAGGTTGACGTTTAAGGCATATAGATCACTGACATCGGTATCAAGCTCCTCAGCTAAGTTATTCAGTGTGTCTATTTCGCCTTCTTTATCTGAGCTTTCGGCAGATTCTTCTTCATCTTGTGCAAGCGATTCGTCTTCCGACTCTTGCGATTGACTTTCGTCTATTTCTTCGTCCTGAGTTTCCTCAGTAGTGACAGCCTCTTGAGTTTCCTCCTTTGGCTGCTCTGCGTCACCTGCAAGCAGGCTAGCAATTTGATTTACAGGGTTCTCTACGTTAGTCGAGCTAGTTCCCATGTTTATAGTCCTCTTTTATACCTATTATTGATTTATGTCAAGTAAATTATAGTTCTTCACGTATCTCTTTTGTTAAATCTGTGATAACAGCGTTTAATACTTTCGCCTTAACGCCAAGTTCTATCCTTTCTTCGTCTGTCTTAGCGTGAACAAACTGTTTAAACAGCTTCGTCCATGTCTTTGCTTTCGCTTTCTTGATTTTCTCCAGCATTATTGTTTCTAACGTTTGACTCATTCTTCATCCCCTCTATTTCTAGTTTAGTAGTGGCATCGCCAATAATCTTGGCTTCATCAACTTCAGCCTTTAGGTACATCTCATCGTATTTCTGTTTCAGATCAGCATAAGCCTTCTCTAATCCAGCATATTTAAACCTTATCTCACCATCAAAAGCATCATATTTCTGCGCTAATTCCTCTTTATCAGCCTCATAATTACGCATAACCTCGGCCTGTTGGTTATCCACCTGGCGACTCTGTAACTGTAATTGCGCCATCATAAGGGCATCTTGTTTCTGTTCCTGTCGCGCCATTTCCTGTTGCTGCATGGCCTGGTTAATCTGTGCTGCCTGCTGTGCTTCAGGACTCTCAGGGTTAATCAGGTACTTTTCAGGGTGATCTATACCACTCATACGCATGTGGTCTAGTTTTAATTGATATATTTGGCCTTCACTCGTAGTAACCCCCGCCTTGCCCTGTTGTAACTCTGCTGTAGAGTGCAAAATAGCCTTCTCTAACGCTATCTGCTGCTGTATACGCTCTGATCTTGTCGGCGGAATAGTAACGTTTATCTGTTCACGTTCTAACCACTGTGAGGGATTTGTAGATCCCCATTTGCCACTGATTTTAGCCCGCATTTCCTGTGGGAAGTACAGACGTAAAAACTTATGCACAAGGCTGTAAAGACTGTAAACAAGGGTTTCAGATAAGTTACGTGTCACTAACGCTGATACCTGCTCAAGATTAGCAATTAACGTATTAACGCCCTGATCACCCACATTAGATGGCATTGTCATTTGATTGGCCTGTAAATCTAAAGCAGAACCCGTTCTCTCTGTCCTTACTTTATCCCAGTAATCCATAATCATAATACAGGAGGGCGTTATGTCGTAAAAAGGTACGTCCATAGCTGAATCCTGGGACTCAACACGCTGAACAGCATTGTGTCTGCCATTCAAGAAATCATCCATCTCTACCTGGTCTTCAATAACACGGGTCTTTTGATGATTGCCAGCCCTTGCATTATCCTCCATCTGTCGTAAGAAATGTGTCTTACTGGCCTGTACATACTTCAACTTGTCATAAGCTGATAACCCGTAAAATCTGTGTCCCATTAACCAAGCAACACCATT